TAAAAAATCAATAACAATATCATCTACTATTCCAAATATAATCAGATTCTTTTTTAATAATGAATTATGTATAAATAATTTTAACCCATATACTTTCATATGAAATTGCTTATAATAACTAGAAATATCATAACAAGTCATGTTAGATATTTTATCTTCACTATTATTATTCATTTTATAATCTTCTCTCTTGTTAGCTAACTTATAACTAGTGGGATGAAAATATTTTTTTAAAATGTCAAATTTTATCTGTTCTTTTTCAGAATAAACTACTTTATTATTATTACCAAAGCATATTAGTAATAAATCATCCAAACTTTCTGTCCCGTAATTTTTTAATAGACATGACAAATCATTATTTATATTTTGCAAATAATTGACTAATGTATCATTGTCTACTTTATTTTCAGTTATTTCTTTTATTTTTTTATTTATTTCACTTAATGTATCTATACATGTATTTACATCACTAATCCCTAAAATGTCTAAAAACTTATTTTTCTGAACATGTAAACTTGTTTTTTCAATAACGTCTTTAAAAAAATTTATCTTTTTTTCGACTAATGGTAAGTAATTATTTGTATTTATAGTATTTTCATTATTTGTATTTTTTAAAATAGTTTTTTTTGTAGTCATTGGTTATTATATAATATTTAATTATTAATATTTTATTTTTATTGAATATAATATGTGGCTTTAAGTAGGATATTTATATATTTACACAATTAATTTAAAGAAAACGCGTATTATAATAAAAATTCTATAATCATAAGACAAAAAGTCAAAAAAAAATGTATTTAAAGATTATTATATAATTATAATTATTTATGTTGTATACATTAGCTTTAACAAGTAATAAAATAAACAATATAATAACTACTGATTTATTATTTAATATACAAAATATATCCCTTTTTATTATAAGTGTATCATCATTATTTTCTTGTATATACTATAATACACTGAATGCTTCATCTGACGGGTTTAATATTGATAAAGTTATAATACCATTCGACGTATTAATGCCTGTTGTTGGGTTTCATGCCACTATCGATTTTTTTATAACAAAAACATACGATTTAAAATTGCATCATATATTTGTATTGGGTATCATTTTTTACAACTATTACTATAGTGTAGTACCTTCGGACCGATTTATATTTTTATATCCACTTTTAAAAACAGAAATATCTTCTATTTTTTATGTTTTAAAACACTGGATACCTAAAAATTCATATATTTATAATATAAATCTCTTATTATTTTTTTGTACATTTTTTAAATTTAGAATATACGATTTTTATTATGAATTAATTAATAATCAGCAACATTTTATAGAAAGTATAAATAAATATTATTCTAAAACAAATTATTTTACATATTATATTTTACTAGTATCATGCTTTGGATTATTTTTTTTAAACATATATTGGTTTTTAATTCTTTGCAAAATTGCTTACAAAACTATTACTAAGTTTGTTAATATAAACACACATATTATATGTCATTATTTATGTTCTTATATTTATTATGTGAATATTCCAGTGTCTTTTTACATTTATTCAAATCATCCACATGAAAAAAATATATTAGATATTTTTGGTGTAATTAGTCTTAGTATATCATCATATATGTATCACTATGATATATATAATAGATTAAACACTAATAAAATTACAGAATACATTAATCCAGATAAAAAAAACATTATTTTATTTTTTAATGATAATATATTTATTAATTTACGAGGATTTTTAATTGTTGTAACTAGTTATTATAATAGTCCACATTTTATTAATACTACTATTTTTTCAAGTATTTTTCATATTTTTTCTATGTATCATGTAATAAATAATATTTTTTATTTATTAAGTAACTACAATGATGCAAAGAACAGATTTTTGAATATACATAATACACTTACTGGTATACCTATTGCATTAGACTCAATTCTTGTTTTTGCAAACTCTTCAACAGAAATAGCTATTCCGATTTTAGTTGTTCATATAACAATGGTAATTATATTTATTGTTGATCCATTTTATAAATTGTCGCATTTTGTATATCATCTTTTATTGATTGCACAGAACTATTATCTCTGTTTATCTATTGTTAATTCATAATATATTTAATATATATTTAAGATATTAAAAACATTTTTATATGATAATATATTCAATGGGTATACCATCATATTTCAGTTTTATAGTCAGAAATCATGCTAAAATTATTAAAAAATTAGAGAATTCTACAATCCAAGTAAATAATCTATATTTGGATTGTAATTCTATTATTTATGATGCTGTACGAAACATTGATTTCACAAAGATTATTGTCTCAGATATAGATGATATTGTTAGAGCAGTATGTGAAAAGATTGACGAATATATTTTGTTATTGAAGCCAAATAAAAACGTATATATTGCGTTTGATGGTGTCGCACCTGTAGCTAAATTAGACCAACAACGTAGTCGCCGTTACAAGTCTTTATATCAGAACACAATATCGCGTTTAATTTTTAAGTCTGTAGAGGCTGATCCATGGAACACTACTGCAATTACTCCTGGAACTATTTTCATGAACCGACTAAATGAAAAGGTGTATTCTCATTATAATAATGCTAACAAATATGGATTAAACAATTTACTAGTTTCTGGAAGTGATGAACCAGGTGAAGGTGAACATAAATTGTTTGAGTATATTCGTACATTTCCTGAAGAACATCAAGGTGTAAACACTATTATATATGGGTTAGATGCAGATTTAATTATGCTTTCCATAAATCATTTACCAATCAGTAATCAAATCTATTTGTTCAGAGAGACACCTGAGTTTATAAAATCTATAAATTCTGAGTTAGAGCCAAATGCAACTTACATAATGGATATTCCTGAGCTTGCTAATGTTATTACATTGAACATGAATAATGACAAGGAGTTGACAACAGAACAGCAGAAGAATCGAATTTATGATTATATTTTTCTGTGTTTTTTTTTGGGAAACGATTTTATGCCCCATTTTCCTTCAGTAAATATTAGAACTGGAGGTGTTGACAAGATGTTAAATGCATACAAAGCTACAATTGGCGGCACTCCAGAGAACTTAACAGATGGAAAAAAAATCTTTTGGAAAAATGTGCGAAAGTTGGTAGATTTTTTGGCAAAATCAGAAGAAGAATTTATCAAGACAGAGACAAAAGGAAGAGATCGAAGAGAGAGAAACTTGTTATCAGACGATACACCTGAAAATAAATACAAAAAGTTTGAATCTATTCCTACTTATCAGCGCGAATTAGAAAAATATATAAATCCATTTAAACCAGATTGGCAGAATAGATACTACAAATCACTTTTCAATGTCGACATTGATGACGTCAGAAGAAAGCAGATTTGTGTGAATTATTTGGAAGGTCTAGAATGGACAATGAAATATTATACGTCTGGTTGTGCTGACTGGAGATGGTCATACAAATACAACTATCCGCCTCTATTTTGTGACCTTATACAATATGTGCCTTTTTTTGACACCGAATTTGTAGTAAAAAAGGAGCCAAACCCTGTAACAGATTTGGTGCAATTATGTTATGTATTACCTAGACAAAGTTTAAAGTTTTTACCTGAACAATTGTGTAATAAATTATTGAAAGAACATGGCACCTGGTATAATAGCGATTGCGATTACGTTTGGGCTTATTGTCGCTACTTTTGGGAAGCACATGTTAATCTACCTCATATACCTATAGATGAACTAGAAAAGTTTGTAGAAGATTACAAAAAATCACTTCTTTAAGTTGAAAATTATATTATATTTTTGTTTGAAATTATATTATATTTTGTTTGAAATTATATTATTGTTACGATACATGATGTAGAGATTTTGAAAAAAGGTAAAAAAGTGGTCATTCAAATGTAAGGTCCAAACTTTTGAAATTTTTGGGGAAAGTTTTTTTGTCTTTTCGTTTTTGGACATTTATTTTTGTCCATTTTTGAAAATCGGAAAATATTTTGCCCAAAAACCGGACCTTTGTGACCATAATTGAATTTTATGGTCTGGTCACAAAAAAAACAATTTTAAAATTGTTACGATAAAATTTTATTATTTTTTTAGAAAAGGAGTTGGAGATTTTTTATGTAGGAATTATATAGGAATGTTTCCAATAAAAAAATCTCCAAAAATCTCCGCAAAATTTTTTTGCGAAAAATGTAACTATAAATGCAGTAAAAATAGCGAATTTAATAAACATATTTTAACCAATAAACACAAAATCCTACAAAATCCTACATTCAATATCAATAATAGTAAAACATATGAGTGCGAATGTGGGAAAAAATATAAACATTCGTCAACCCTATATGCTCACAAAAATAAATGTAAATATTACGAAGAACAAAATTATGTAATTACCGAAGAAAATAATAATACAGAAGGTTTAATTAATTACTTAATGAAAGAGAATTCAGAATTCAAACAACTACTAATTGACCAAAATAAACAAATGTTAGAATTAGCAAAAACTGGAGGCAATTATAATATAAATAATAACTCACATAATAAAACATTTAATTTACAATTCTTTTTAAATGAAACCTGCAAAAATGCAATGAACATTACAGATTTTGTTGATTCACTCCAATTACAATTGAGTGACTTGGAAAAGGTTGGGGAAATTGGATATATTGAAGGTATATCTAGTATCATTATAAAGAACTTGAATGCATTGGATGTAACAGAAAGACCTATTCATTGTACTGATAAAAAGAGAGAAACAATGTATATAAAGGATGAAGATAAATGGGAAAAAGAGGATGACAAAAGAATAAAAATGCACAAAATGGTTAGGAAAGTTGCTAATAAAAATATAAATCTTATTTCAGAATTTCAACAATTGCATCCAGACTGGAAGAAATGTTCTTCCAAATATTCTGACCAATTCAATAAAATTGTTATAGAATCCATGGGTGGAAAGGGTGACAATGAGTATGAGAAGGAAGAGAAAATAATTAAAAAAGTCGCAAGAGAGGTTTTTGTAAATAAGAATTTAGAGATTTAATTTTTACATTAAAATTGTAATTATTTTATAATTTTAATAATTATAACTATTATGTCAAAACAAGTTGTCAGTGAAATAGCAAGTGTTGAAGCTTTTTTTCAGCTTTTGCAAAACAATACAGGACTTATTATATTTAAATTTGGTGCTGAATGGTGTGGACCATGTAAAGTAATTAAACCAGCAGTACATGGGTTCTTTGCAGCATCACCACCTGAAGTTATTTGTGCGGATATTGATGTAGATCAATCTGTTAATTTATATACATTTTTAAAAGCTAAAAAGATGGTGAATGGTATTCCTGTGCTTCTCTGTTACAAAAAGGGTAATACCACATACATTCCAGATGATTCTGTTACTGGTTCAGACTCACAACAATTACATTTATTTTTTACACGATGTGGTAAGCATTTAATGGACGCATTAAAACCTCCAGTCTAAGAGTAGGTTAAAAACATTAACAGAGATACTGAACTTATCTCTAAAATAAAAATATAACAATATAATATATATATGAAACAAGGTAATCTAACGAACTTATTTATTCTATTTTCTATTCTTATTGTTGTAGGGTTCTTTTATAAAAGATACTCTAATAAGCTAGAACGCGAAGAAAGTGGGGATGTATATGAGGCTATCCAAAAGTATTTATTGGACGATGTAGCTTTAGGTAAGAGTAAGAAACCTATTTTATGGGTTCATGTGCCTTATGAATATAACTCACGTAAATGGCTCAGTTTTGGTTCACGAAGCTCTTATGATTTGAATCAACCTTATTTATATTTAACAATGCGAAGTATTATTAGACAATGTGACAAATCATTTACAATTTGTATTATAGACGATGCATCATTTAAGAAATTAATACCTGGTTGGGATATTAATATGACAAATATATCTGACCCTATTCTCTCTAATATGCGAACCTTAGGAATTGCAAAGCTCTTATATATTTATGGAGGAATGTTGTGCCCATTGTCTTTTGTATGCTTAAAAGATCTATCTACTCTTTATAATAAAGGAACGCAAGGAGAGAAAATGTTTGTATGTGAAACTATTAATAGAATGTATACATCATCTCATCTAGATTTCTTTCCAAATCTTTCTTTTTTTGGTGCACCAAAAGAATGTGAAACAATGATGGAACTATGTTATTTTATTCAAAGCACAATTTCTACTGATTATACAGCGGAATCAGTTTTTTTAGGAGAGTTTAGTAAATGGTGTAAACAACGAATCGAAAAAAGAGTAATAAATGTGATTGATGGTATTGAAATAGGAACAAAGACCACAACTGGAAAACAAATTGTTATTGATGATTTATTATCAAATCATTATTTAGATGTATGTCCTAAAACATATGGTGTATTAATTCCTGCTGACGAAATCTTGAAGAGAAATAAATTCGAATGGTTTGCCAGATTGTCGGAAAAACAAGTTTTAGAATCTGATACCATAATTGGTAACTATATTTTGGTTGCTGTTGCGCCAGGCGAGCCAGGAGTTTTGGAACCATTGGATCCTTTAACCAATAGACAAGTGGAAAATCAGTTTGTAGGATTTTGGCGAGTTCCCTTACAAGCACCAGTTTGGTCATTAAAACCAAACTTTTTAGGTGATAATGTGCAGAAGTTGCAATATCCTGGTAGATAAATTATAAATATTCTTTAACTCTATTTCCTTTTCCATCATACACCCAAATTTCATATGCATATCCTAATTCTTTAGCTGCATTTTGTTTTACACCTTTTCTCATTTCAAACGCCGATTATTTATAAAAGAGTTTATAAATAATTATTTGTATATTTTCTTTACTTTTCTTGTTATATTCCTTGGAACATATTTCTCTAGTCTTTCATACACACCCTTAAATATATTTTCATATTTTTCTTGTAAGATTTTTAGAAGTTTTGTATCTCTTTATCCATCTTTGTAATGTTGATTTTTTACAATCAAAAATCTTACAAGTTTTTCTAATATTATCTTTATTTTTCAAATAATATTTAACTGCCGAAATTTTATAATCTTCGCTTTTATGTGTCATTTCTATAATAAAAACAGAAAAAACCTATTCAAAATTTGTCCCATTTTAAATCTTTAAGGGTGTAAATATATTTAATATAAATATAAAAGTTATTTATAAAATAATATAATATAAAATATAATATAATGGAATTCATGAAAAAAGCCTGCGAATTAGCAAATAGGTCTGTCACAAGAAATTGTGGCCCTTTTGGTGCTGTTATTGTTAAGAATGACACAAAAGAAATAATAGGTAATGGTCATAATATGGTATCTATGCATAATGACCCGACATTGCATGCCGAAATTGTCGCCATTAAAGACGCTTGTCGCACATTGAATACTTTCAAGTTAGATGGCTGCACGCTTTATACAAGTTGCGAGCCATGTCCAATGTGTTTGAGTGCTGCATATTGGGCACGTATCGAAACAATTTATTATGGAAATACAAAAACAGATGCTAAGAATATAGGGTTTGATGATGCATTTATTTATGAAGAATTAAAAAAAGATCCGGATGAACGTTTCATAAAAATGGTACATATGGAAGAATGTGCAGAGGATGCAAAAAAAGCGTTTGAAGAGTGGTCTGAACAAGATGACAAGATTCCTTACTAGTAACATCCTGATGTGATTAGATTACATAAAAATGTCAAAATTCCAATCATCTAATAATCCTCCATTAAATATGTTAACTATAGTTGGTGTATTTTTATCGCCAATTACATATAATTTAGTTACATGACTTGTATGATTAGATTTTAAAAAATCTAACAATTCTTTTTTTTCTTGCATATTAATAATTTTTTTTATAGTTGCATTATCTTCTTTAACATCATGAAGTGAACATACAGAGCGCTCATCTAACCCACATCTATCTTGGTTTTTAAATAATGGTCTTAAAATATATAAAAAATATAGTATACTTAAAAAAAACATCTTGTATTACTATTATAAGATATTTTTAAATTATTATAAAACATACTTAAATACATTATAACATAAAGTATTATATTACAATGTCATCGTTTGCAACTGATTGTCTAGTGTTAAAAATTGAAGAACATACTTATGATACAAATGAACTCGATACTACACTTTACGTTTTGTATGATATTAAAAAAGAATATTTTGTGATAAGAGGTCAACGTGCGACAACTCAAATGGACTCATGTGTATTTTCATTTAATTGTAAACATGCAGATGAATTAACAGATTTTATTTCATTTGTTATTTGCTCAAAGAATAAGTGGACATATGTATTGTATAATTATGACAATCTGTCTTATACGTCAGATAATATTACATATGATTTTTTAAAGGAACATGATTCACAGATATATGAGATATCAGCGTATGAAAATAAAAAATTTAATAAAAAATTTCTGTTTAAAAATTTAAAAATGTTGAAAAATGTGTTTAATTATTATAATTAAATTAAGGGTATTATATTATAAAATGAACGATACAATATCTTTACTTTTAGCAACTGGTATTTTAGCGGTTGGAGGATTAGGTTTGTTTATGTATAAAAATAGTTCGGAAAATGTAGTATCATTTTTAGAGGAAGATTCTGAAAAAAAAGATGAAAATTGGTTTGATTTAAGGAGTTTTTTTGGAAATTCAAATAAAAATGATGAAGACTTATCAAATGATGAAGATGATGATGATGAAATAGAAGTTTACGAGACAAAATCAAAATCAAGAGGTAGCAAAACAAAAAGTGTTCGTAAATCTGGAGGAACAAAGCGGCGTTATTAATCAACCCTTTTCCCAAATGTGATTATATGTGATAAATGTAATACACTATATTATAATGTGATTTACTATAAATAATTTTAGATGTATATGTAATCTGATTAAAATTACATATTTGTCGCATAATAGTGGTGAATGAATTATAAGTAAGTTTTTTTTCTAAATACTTACATTTTGACTGATAGTAGTATGGTTTACAAAGCTCCATGAATTTTTGTATTTCTTCTGTGTAGACTCCTTTTTTATACGCATCCAAATTGAACATATAATATTTTTCAGTTTTTTGGCTTATTGTATCTAATAAATTGAATAATAGTGAATTAGGTATATTATATTTAAATATTTGTGATGTCATTTTATAATAATAATATATAAAATAATTTAAATTATATAGAATAAAATAATTTTAATTACTTATTTACTTATTTACTTATTTACTTATTTATTTATTTTACACCTTTTTCATTTACACCTTTTCTCATTAAAATGTTCAAGCGTGTAAATTAACTAAATATTTGAATTAAATTATTTGTAAATAACGATAATTCTATCTCATCTTCATGAATATTATGAAAAATAGAAATATATTTGCATACGCAAGGTATAATTTTATATTTTTGTTCATCATTTAGCATATGTGTGTTTTTAATAAAAATAAAATAATTATCCAATATGTCCATAACAGAATACCCTTTATCATATATTTCATAAACAAGAGACATTGCTTGTTTAAAATTTCTATCTAATATAAGTTGTGTATATTCTTCAAATATTAATAAACTAATATTACAACATAAATGCAATGCTAGTGGAAGAGTTATTTGACAATTTAACAACTTAAATTTTTCCATATAGTTAATCAGAATTTTCATAGTATTATTTGAAATGTTAATAATAAATTCCTGTGCATTATCGTCAATAACAATTTGTTCAACATTTTTGATATGGTTCATAATTTCTATCATATTTTCTCTCTTTAATGGTTTAATATTAATAAGAGTAAGTCGTGATTGTATGCTTTCAATAACTTTTTGTACGTTACTACATGAAGATATAAAATGAACATTGTGACTATATTTATCAATACAATTACGGAATACCTGTTGACTCTGTTCATTTATAATATCAATATCATCTAATACTACAATTTTTTTTTTATTTTTAATATTGGAGCATGTTTGACAAAATGTTTTTACATCGGTTCTATAATAGTTTATTCCTTGTTCTTTGAGACTATTAATATAAAGGACATTTTCTTCATATTCTTTAACATTATATCCAGTATAATATTCTCTTATAAATGCATTCAATATGGTTGTTTTTCCGGATGCAATATTGCCTATTAGAAGAATATTTAAACTATCTAATAATATAAGTGTTTTAAGCATTTGTACAACATCATTATCATTTCCAAAATCTTTGAAATATAAAGGTTGGAACTTATGAACAAATAACTTTCTTGTATCCATTAAATATATACGTTAATAATTATTTAAGTATATCTTTGAATATAATATTAAAATATGGCAGATAATTTTTACAATGTTTTAGGTATTAATGAAAAGGCATCAAAAGATGAAATAAAAAGGGCTTATAGAGCGTTACAAATGAAATGGCATCCTGATAAGAACCCTGGAAATCAAGAAGCCATCAATATGACGCAAAAAATAAATGAAGCATATGAAACTTTAGGTGATCAGCAAAAAAGGTCAGAATACGATAATCCTAATCCGTTTATGAGAATGAATAGTATGGGTCATGGAGGAATGGGTATGGAAGTCCCTATGGACGACATATTTAGCATGTTTTTTGGTGGTACTGGTGGTCTTGGTGGTGGTCTTGGTGGTGGTCTTGGTGGTCTTGGTGGTGGTCTTGGTGGTGGTCTTGGTGGTGGTCTTGGTGGTATACCTTCTGGTTCTCGTATACATGTTTTTGGTGCCCCAATGGGTTTTCAACAAGCATTTCAGAAACCAACACCTATTGTGAAAACATTAAATGTAAATATGGAACATGTTTTAACAGGAGCAACTATTCCTCTAGATATTGAAAGATGGGTTATTGAGAATGGTATAAAAGTACATGAACAAGAAACGATTTATGTATCTGTTCCGCAAGGCATTGATGATTGTGAAATAATTATTCTAAGAGATAAAGGTAATATTCTAAATGAAAATCAAAAAGGAGATGTAAAGGTGTTTATAAAGATAATAAATGAGACAAATTTCAAGCGTTCTGGATTGGATCTGATTTTTGAAAAAACAATTACACTAAAAGAGGCATTATGTGGATTTTCATTTGAAATAAAATACATAAATGGTAAGAGTTATACATTAAACAATAATAAAGGAAATATTATTCCACCAGAATACAAGAAGTTGTATCCAAATATGGGTTTAACAAGAGGAGAACACAAAGGTAATATGGTTATCCATTTTCATGTTGAATTTCCAGAATCTTTGACACATGAGCAAATCACTAAATTGTCCGATGTTCTTTAAATTAAAATAAATATTTTATATTATTTTAAAAATAACTTAAATACAAATATTATAATTATATTGGGATGGAAAGCATCTGTTATTTTTATTATATATAATAAAAAATAAAAGGCGAATTCCCAGATGTGTTTTGTTATTAGGCAGAACTAATTTGATTTATTAAATTATCTTTACAACTTTTATTTATAAAAATAAATTATTGTGATATTATTTTGATTTATTAAATTAAATTTGCAACTTTTATTTATAAAAATAAATTGTTGTGATGCCATCCCATAATGCTTTCTTAGCTCAGTGGTAGAGCATTTGCCTTGTAAGCAAAAGGTCCAGGATTCGACTTCCTGAGGAAGCTAATCCACATTTAGAAAAATCCACTTTTAGAAAAAGTGGAGCAAAATGTTTTGCTCTATTTTTTCAATAAATAATAATCAACATTAAGGAGAATATTTTGCTCCACTTTTAGAAAAAGTGGATTTTTTTAAAAGTAGAATATATGGCAGGCCGTTCAAGGAAAGTTCGCAATATCCAATCTTATATCAATCATATTGATAATAATACATTTTCAGGACCTATGAAGAGCGGGACTGCACCAAGTATTGGTGTAACTCGTAATTATTGGTACAATTATTTGACACAATGCAACACAAATCCAAACCAAGTTAAAAAGAGCTATGCAAACATGGTGTTCTTGAATATAAATTCTGCAAGCACTCCGGTAAATGCAGGTTTCAGACCTACAACAAATTATAATTACTCATATAATGCACCACCTGGTGTTCAATTTTATGACGCAAATGTTAAATATGATAATCATTATTATAGACCTTATAATCCACCTGCTATAATAAATAATAAACCAATGCATATATCTAAACACATGACTGGATTCGTATCAAATACAAATAATGTTTAATTTATAATAAGAATAATGCTTTACACTTATTATAAATTTATATCGGATAATTGATAGCTGGATATATGTTAATAGTTTTAACACCAGGTATTTGCTCAGGAAAAAACCCATTTGGATTACTTGTATAGTTATTATATCTTCCTAAATATTGATAAAATGGACCACATTGACTTTCATTAGCTTTACAAATAGAGGCGAGTCTATTTTTAGCACGTCTATTGGCTATACTAGAAGCTCCTACACCTCCTGCACCGGGTTTCCATTTGTTGTATAAATAAGTAGGTGTTGTACAAGAACAATTTGTTGTAATATTGCCACCAGCAGTAAATTTAGTACTTCTTTTGGTACCAACACCCAGGTTCTTCTTATATAAAAATCCTGGAAAATTAGTAGCACTTCCATACCAAAATTGTCCATTTGAATTACTTCCTGTTCCAAATCTATTGGGCATTTATATAATAACAACCTTTAAAATATTATATAAAAATTTCATAAATCATCGTTTTATAATTTTAGTATATGAGATAAATTTAAAACATACATAGCTAAATAATGTTCCAAAAAACATTCCTGAAATAACATCAACAATTGTATGGTATTTATACAAAATAATATGACATGTGCAAAATATATATAAAAATAAATAGATAAATATTATAAATATATTTTTTGTATAATTATTATTATTTGATAATAAGTAAAATATAAAACAAAAAGTTGTACTTTGTAAATGGCCAGATGGTATATCATTATGTTTTTCATTATCATCTTGTGATAATAAGGTTAACTCATTATCTTTCTTAAAAATAATATTTTCTAAATATCTATTTAATGTATTATTTACAATGAATCCTAAACAAAAAAATAATATTAATGCATAGTTATTTACATGTAATAATCCTAATATAGTGATTATTAAAAATAAATCAGGAGAATTTTTACAAATATTATCAAAATAATTTAACATATATTATCCACTTTTAAAAAAATCCACTTTTTCTAAATATAAGCTCTTTGGCACCATCTTTTGTAAAAGTAGAAAAAGTTACTTTGGCGCCACCGGTAGTTTAGGATATCTTTCTAGTAGGAATCTCATTAGAAACAATATAAATAGAATTTTCAGTAATGACAATATACTCAGACCCAGATTTGTAAAATTTAGCAATAGGACTAGTATACTCATCTTCACTTTTCACTAGTAATTTTTCACCATTCTCTCTAGCACCGACAAGAGCCTTTTTATCAAGAGAAGGAGCCCAATAATCTAACATAATAGGCTTATCATCAACAATAGCAATTTTGGCAGCATGTTTCAATGTAACATCAGTAGGAAGTTTGTAATTCAACGCATTATCAGTCTTTTGTACAGGTTTTTGTTCAGACATTTTATATTAAAATAATTTAAAAGTCTTTAAATACTTATATAATAAAAGTAATTAAATTTTTTGAATTTTGTAAAATAATAAATAAAAAAACTATTATATTATAATGAATTCAAATATAGTAAATAAAGATGCTAATTTTTCATTATTAAATTTTGAAAATTATTATAAAGACTTTAATAGTGACTTATCTAAAATAATAAATAAATATGCACAACTAATTATTGAATATAGTAATTTTATTAAAGATAATATTAAGGTAAAAAATAAAAGTTTTGTCACATTTATTATCATAAGAGGTTTGGATACGATAACAAACGTTTTTAATTACATTTTGTATGTTACAAAAAATTTGGATTTGACATATTATCATTGTCAAAAATCGTTTTATTTTTACATAGAATTTGTAGGACAAATAACAGAAGATGACAATATGTTTCTTCAATTAACAACAAGAGATGCGACAACATATGTTTATAAAAAAACTATATTTGATATCAATAATGAAGTTAAAAAAATAAATAATAATACTTCAAATGAATTTAAAGAGAAAATGAATATAATTCAATCATATATAAATTTATACCAGACATATTTGTTAAAGATTATTCAAACAAATAATAATCCAGAAAGCATTACTAATAATATTGAACATTTAGTAAAATTAACAGACAAATTAACTATTTTTACAAAAAAACAAAAAATAATTTCTTTAGAAGCGCTTACAGAGAGATTGTATTATAAAATAGAAAATATTGAAAAATTTTTTGATATAAATCATGTTTTAGTTAAACATTTTTTAAAAAATCCTGACATCATTTATAAATCAACAAATAAATTAAATTCAGAATTATTTGATGAAAAAATAGAGGAATCAAGTGAAAAATTTGTTAGTTGGTTGCTATCATAATCATATTTATACATTTTTTATACAAATATTTATAAGAATTGTAAACACTCTATTATACATTTACTACTTCAATTGTTATATTTTTTCTACGCACTTTCTTTTTCTTGTCTTTGTTTTTATCTATTATTTTAT